TCACCAAAACCTTTACTGGTTTTTTTTGCTTTTAAGGTACTCGTACCACTCTTCTCTAACTTCTGATCTAATTTTTTCTTTGCCATTTTTTAATGTATTAAATATTGAACTTAAACTTATTTTCGTAACAGATGCTATCATTCTCATAGACATTTGCTTCTTAAAATGTATCTCCCAAAGTTTTTTATCATACCAATACCAATTTCCTACTATATTTTCTATCTTACTAATTAACTTATCAAAGGCATTTTCGTAATCTTGTTTATATGTTTCATCAGCACCTATATTATAATTATCTATAGGTAAATCTTTTTTTACTTTATGATAACCTGATAGAAATAAATTACGCAGTGTTACATAAACATAATAAGTGTTTACATTTTTTTTATCGTACATGATTTTATCTACATTGTCTACATATTTACTTAGTCTCAAGTACATACCTTGTACCAATTCATTTGCAGCATCATCATCACATCCAAACGATTTTGCCATATGTATCCAGTCTTTATGTTTTTCTGCCAGTTTATCTATTAGTCTCCCCACCACCAGTGAAAAGATATACCTACAATTCCTATAAAGAATTGTATCATATATTCCTTACTTAAGTCTTTTGGATGTGGTTCGTCTTCAGGTTTCATATCTGTATCCCAATAGTTGATGCCTACACATAAACCATAAATAGGGAAAAATTGTACATACATAATTTTCAGTCTTCGTTATACTGTTTTATAACAGCTTCTATTCTAGGGTTTTCTCTATCTATTCCTCCGTATTTACAAGTAATCTTTTTTACAGTTTTTGTATCATCACTAACAATACATCCACAAGATGTCATTGTATCCTGAAAGAATTTATCTACGACTGATATTACGTTCATCAAATCTCTTACTCTGCTATCAGGTGCATAGTAAGTGTAATCTACTTCTACCTCACTATTAAATTTAAAATCTAACCTTTGGCTTACGTTTTTCTGAAATGCTTTTTTGATATCATTAGAGACAAAAGTATTCCAATTTCTATATTGGTTTAGATTCAGATAAAATCTTCTGAGTCTTCTTTTGCCTATTGTTATTCTAATTGGCAGAAGAACTTTTATTTCCTTTTCTAAGTTCATCAATCTTTGTAAATGGTGTGGTTCCACCAAAGTAAAATCGTTGGCTTTTAATATCAAATTCTATATCTTTTATTTCCTGTGGAATTCCTACCAACTTCTGTTTCTTTATCTTCTGTGAACCAAAGATAGCTTTCTTTGATGAATAATCCAAAGCTCTCTCAGGTCTCCATACAAAAAGTACGTTGTCTGCTTTGTCTGCAAACGTACCGCCACCCTTGATTCTATTACTATCAGGCTTTACATATTTACCATTATCTTCTTTAGTTGGAGTTACTTGATGTGCAACTAAATGTACTGATACTTTATATTTAAGTGCAAACCTTTTAAGTTCAGACATAAATCTAGATATATACAAATCTTCTCTTTCTCCTGATTTCATGCGATGTTGTACCGTATTATAAGGATCTATAATTAAACTTCTAATACCTCTTGTTTTAACTAAAAATTTAGCTCTTTCAAATATAGATTGTAATTGAAAATCAGCTCTTGGATAAATTACAAAGAAGTGTTTCTTCACAAATTCCATAGCTTCTTTATATTCTTTTATAGACATTTGATTTTTCTTATAGAAAGGATCGGATGTTTGACCAATATACATCTCTATAATATCATTAAATAAATCATTCATTGGCATATTCTCAGGTGAAAATACACCAAACTTCCAACCATCATGATATGCTTTTAATGTTGCCAATTGATTAAGAAATAAACTTTTACCTTCGTTTTGATAACCTGTCCATATATTTACCTCACCTATTCTCCATGTCCAAGCATTATCTATCTCTCTTACATAAGTAGTGGATCCTCTTTCTTGACCATTATGAAATCCATCTATCATAGATTCACCTACATCTGCTACAGAAAATATACCCTCTATTTTAGGTCTAGAAGCTATTTTTAGACGATTTCTGAGACTTTCTGCTCCTTCATGCACTAAGACTTCATTTGCATCTTTATATGGCTTTAAATCGACTAAAAAACATTTTTCTGATTCAAATCTACGAATTAGTTCTCTTTGCAGGTTTCTACCATTTTCATCTTCATCGGTAGCAATAAAGATTGCTTCTGCATTTTTAAATATATCATAGCAATTAGTTAAGCACTCTAGTTTTTTATCTATGTTACCATCTTGTGTGTTAGGTGCTCCCATATTTACAGATGTATGAGATTTAACACCTGCCACTTCCCATGACAAAGAATCCATTTCACCTTCACAGATTACAATTCTCTTCTGATCTACACAATTATCATAGTTATATATAATAGATTCAGCATCTTTAGATTGTGTGTAGCTTTTACCATCTATACCTCTTGTTTTGTAATTAGTTATTTGCCCATCTTTAAAGTAGGGAAATAAAATACTTTTATCATTTCTAGTAGATACTATCTTATTGTTTTTTATAACTTCTTCTGTAATACCTCTATCAGTTAAAAAGGTTTTACCTTTTTCTGTTAAAGCTATCATATTAGACTTAGATGGTTTCTTGTATATTTTTGTTATTGGCATTATTTCTATATTATCTTTTATTTTTCCTTTCCAGCCACATTTATGGCAATAAAAAAGTCCTTGTATTGAATTTACAGATAAACAAGTATCCTTATAATTTTGTTTACCTAACCTCATACAATTAGGACATCTTAACTTTTGTTGATCCTTATTGTGATTTACGCTTATACCTAAATCTAAAAATGACTGCATATATATATATATATATTATATATAATATTATATTATTTATTTATTTTTATGTATAATATTGTTATGATATGTCGCTTTGACAGTTGGAGTAACGTAAATCTTTCTATTCTTTCCATAGAATCCTGAACTTCTAGTTACCCTTTTAATTAGCTCCTTTTCCTCTAATGTATTTAATATTCTGTATAAAGTTCTTTGGTTAATATTTAACGTATCTGACATATGATTATTTGATACAAAACAATATTCTTTTCTATCAAGTGAACATAGGTAAGATAAAACAGAAGACTCCTTAAACGATAAGGAGTCATCTAGATTTAGCTGTACATTTACAAATTTAGTTTTAGTCATGTTAGTATATTTTATTTTTTTGAGTACGATAATTATACGCATCTACAAATTCTCTGTAGATATCGGTCTCGTTGTTGTATATGCGTAATTTCTTTTTAGGTATTCTCTCTAAACATATTTTATCTACAAAACGTTTAGGATTATTTCTAATGACGTCTCTTATGACCCTAATCATTTTAGTGTGTAAAAAAATACCATCTTTTGTGTGTTTAAATAAATCAGTAGCTAGATTCAAAACCTTTTTACCCTGATTAATATTTATTTGATATGTTCTGTTTTTTATAATTTTTGATGTATTTGTTACATTTTTAGCACAAAACGCATCATTTATTTTACTTGTAGTGAAATTATAAAAAGCATACATCTGTTCTAAAGAAATATAAGTAGTGTCTCCTTCCATAGCATATCTATGTACATAATCTTCGGTTCTCCAATTACTTTGTTTTGTATTCATGTGTAGCACACTATCTTGTGTGTAAATATCATCTTCTATATACTTTACAGGTATATCTAATTCCACACAAGCCATAAACCTATGCTGTCCATCAGATATAAAATAGTATTTTCCTACTTTTCTAACACATATAGATGCAAATTGTCCATGCTCTGCTATAGAGTTTTTTAGATACTTTACATGCGTTTTGTTTATATTTCTGTTATTATTATAAAATTTAAATAATTTATATTTTTTACTTTCTTTTATTGAATTCATTTCTTGTTGTTTTTATTTATATTAATTTAAAGTGCATACAGGGTAAGATATAATCTTACCCTTTCTGCGTTATTGTTAAAATGGTAAATGATCTCCTGCACTTACAGGTTTTTCACCTGTTTTTTCCTCTTCAGACTTGTAGTCATTTACCCATACAGTATGTGTTTTACCATACTGATCTTTCTCTCTTTTTTTACCTAAAGTAAGACGTATTTGTCTTTTACCATTATACTTATTTGTAAAAAAGTGATTTTTCATATCTTCTTCATTTAAGACTAATGTTGTATAGTATTCATTGTTCTGTGTTCCATTTCCCACAAAAATTCTTTCTTTATTATCCATATTAAATTTATTGAGTTAGTAATTTTTTTTCTACTGTTGAATTTATCTTGTATTTCTTTTTCACATCTTCTATTGTATATCCTTTAGTCATCCAATGTTCTACATTTTTATAAGCTTCAGTTCCTACCTTTAGCTCAGGTAAAGCAGATATAGTTCTAGGTATAGATTTATCGTGTGTATTTGTAGCATCTGCATCTTTGGTATCATCAATTAAGAATAAACCATTAAGTGCATACTTTCTAGCATAACTAGAACTACTACCAAAAGACTGCGATATATCCATTCCTTTTCTGTTTAAATCTATACCAGCTTGTGCAGAATTTTCTTTCACTTGTTTGCCATCAGATAATATTGTAGTCGCATTTACGTAAGCTATATTTAAACTTGCCATTTCTATAACTTCATCTGTAATAGTTAAACATAACTTATGTTTTGTTAGCAGTGGTTTTACTGCTTCCAATATATCTTCACAACTACGATAATTATATTTACCAAAGTTGTTCCTTTGATTTTTAGGTGCTTTCAGTCTCCCCTGAATGTCTACCAGTTTTTCATCTATTGTCATATTGCAAATATATAAAAAAATTCCAAATGACAAACTACAATAAAAAAAGAGAGCTTAATTAAAAGCTCTCATAGGAAAAACGTAAAAACAAAAGGAGATAAATCCACAACAAAGATATATAATGAAGTACTATGTGGCAATGTATTGTTAATAACAATAATAATTCCTTTGTTATCGCTTTCCTTGACCCCTATATTTCTTTTTATATATTTTACTAGATTTTAGACCACTAGATTTAGATTTTGCATGTACGTTTGGTCTTTTGACTTTATTTTTTTTTCTATATACAAATGCAGCTTGACGTGCCATTATTTATGATGTTTATTGCCAATTATCTTTTCTGCACCTCTAGATCCAAAGTAACCTAAAAATACGATAGTAAGTAATTCTTTTATAATTGATAGTTCATCTAATTGTAGATACCATCCTATAACAAATGCTACAGTTAAAAATACAAGTGTAAGTGGTCTGACGTTTTTAGCTAACCAACTACTACTAGCAGAATCAGCTACCCATCTTTTTGTAATGCCATCAAATTCATGTATCTCTTGTTCTAGCTTTTTAAGTGCGACTTGCTTATCACCTTCAGACATTTCTGACCCACCAATGAGAGTACGAACAATATTACCAGCAGGGCTGTCAGCAGCGAGACTGGTAACGACATTTGGGATTTTCTCAAGTAAGAATCTGCCAACCTTTGTATCTTTAAATTTCTTCTTCATCAGATAATGTGCTTCCTACAGTGCTAGTACAGCCAGAGAGCATCCACTTTGTTTGGGTCGTTGTCAACGTGAATAAAGGATTTTGCGACTCCAAGTCTAGTGAATCCTGCCTTAACAAGGCTTCTAACAATAATTTCTCTATCATTTGAATTTGTGCAGGATATGTCTGCAGCGAATCCATACAAATGTGAACTTCCTCTATTTGAGGAAGATTTAGGCACTCCTCCCACCTTAAGATTGTGAGTCTCGCTTCTATATCCTGAGTTAATTTTAAAGGATATTCCTGCGATTTCTCTTGCTTTGTCCAGCATCCGTAAGAAATCATGATCCATATTAATACCACTATTCTCTTGGTCAGGACTGTCAAATTCAGATAATTCAAAATATTTAAGTTTAATCATTTTAATAAACCAGTTATAATATATAGCACTGTTATTCCAAACATCACTACTACCATTTTCGTTGTTAGTTCTAATTTATTCCAATTAGACACTAAATAATCTTTTATCTTTTTCATTTCTTTACGTTTTTACGCAAGTCATCTATATAGAAAGAACTCATAAGAGATAATTTATCTATAGAATCTTCTTGCATTTTTATTATCATATGTTCTAAGCTATCTTTTTGTGATACCAACATATCTACTCTAGCTTCTAAAGTGCTTATCTTTTTCTTTGCACTTTCTAATTCATCAGGATTTCTACCTGTAATAGTTGATATAATCATAGCTACACTGGCAGCTATCATACCAATTAATGTGTTTACTATACTAGCATTTTCTTTAGGTATAGTATATTCTGTTAAGTAAACAAGTATGCCTACTATTAGAAAGAATACAAGTAAAGCACCTGAGAAGTGTAATAAAAATCTAAATGTTCCGTTTTTAGGTAAATTCATTTTGTCTTTTGATATATTTGAATTATTACTAATATAATTGTAAGGATCAGAACAGCAGTTTGTAAGTACATATTAACTTGTGGCATTGAACTAAATACTAATGCAAATGCTGAAAGTCCATATGTTCTTAAATCTGTAATCATTATGAAAGTCCGTATGTTGCTTTGTCTGCATCATAATTTGCAGTTACCTCACTTGCTGTTAATTCTTTGTCAAATACTCGAACCAGTCCCACCTTACCATCATAATATCCACCAGAATAATTTCCATATCTACCAATTGTAAATGGCTTACCATTAGCCCTACTATCTATTCCAGCAGTGCCACTGTTTACAAATGAACCATTTAAATACGCTTTCCTAGTTGTTCCATCAGAGGTATAAACTAATTGATACCATTGTCCAGAATTATAAACTCCAGCAGAAATATTACCTACCCCAATTAAAAAAATATTATAACTATTATTACTACTTCGGAGAGAAACACTTACGCCATATCCACTTGAGTCAGTCATACCCCACAAATAATCATCTGCTCTTACATCTGTATTAAACCACACTTCTACACTCCAATGTACTGATGCCCAATTTTTAATAAGGTTTGTTGAGAAATAATCATTACTACCATCAAAATTAAAATAATATGGAGTTGATGAATAAGTAAATATTGCTCCATTATTTGTGGCGTGATTACCATTAGGATAATCATTCTTTGTAGCTAAATAGTTTTGTGCTACTTGGGCTGCTGATAAAGCAGTATCATAAAATCTTACAACTCCTATTTCTCCATCGTGTCCGTTGTTGCCATTCAACGCATCGTAACCACCAATATTTAAAACATTCGTGTTTGTGACACTTGCTGTTGGTGCACCTCTTGCACCTAAAGTTGAACTTGTTGTTAGTTCTCCATTTACATACATTTTGCCATTACCACTTGAATCATTTGTAAATACAACGTGTTCCCATACTCCTACCGTTGTTGCTGCATTGCCACTATATATACCACCACCTTGCGCGTAACTATACCACAAATACCCATAAGCTGAATTATAATAAAAAAAGTATTGAAATGTACCACTACTTGCTGTTCCTTTATGTAAAATAGTTCCTATACCTGTATCATCTCTTTTTACCCATACTTCCCAACTTATATCTGCACCTTGATTTAAAGTAGCATCGTGTGGAAACTCTATCCTATCTCCTGCACTTGTAGCACCATCAAAAGTAAAAAAGTTACCAAGTTCTTTATCAAAAAGAGCATCGGTAACAGTAGCACTGTTACTTGTTATAGTATCATCCCAAGTACCACTTGTATAGTTTGCAGCATCTAAATTCATATCTAAATCTGTAGTATAAATAGAACTATAACTTAAAAAATTACCTGCTCTAAAGTTTTGTGCTATTTCTGAAGGTGTTAGTGCTACATTGTAAATTCTTGTAGTTCCTATATCTCCTGTAAATTCGTATTGTGTTGTAAACCCACTGCCTAATATACCTAAATATAAATCTGCTGCAGCATCTGTAATTCTGTTAGCAGATAAAGTTGAGCTACCTTGTAAAGTTCCATTTACATATAATTTTACAGCACTACCAGAAGTGTTACCTGCAAGTGTAACAGCAAAGTGAGACCATTCGTTTGCATTATAAGAACCATTACTTGATGTAACTTGAGTTATTGCAGTTGAGCCATTATAAAATGTAGCATCAACAGCACCACTTGTACCTGATGTTCTTACGAAAAAATCTCTATTATCTCCTGCTGCTTCAAATCTACCAAAAAAATGTTCGTCTGCAGCATAAGATGGTTGTCTAAACCACATTTCATAGGTAGCTGCACCTAAATTTAAAGAACTGTTGTCTGATATTTGTAAATAATCGCCTGTTCCATCTAAAGTAAAATACCCTCTTACATCTGAATTATAGGCAGCGTTACCATTTAAAGCAGCATTGTTTGTATTTGTGGTTTGGTCTTCCCAAGCACCACTTGTATAAACACCTCCATCTAAATTTAAAATCAAATTACTTGACTTGTCTGCTAAAGGTGTTACTAAATCGTGAGTAGAAATATCAAACCAAGTGCCATTTGTATTTCCATCATTAGCTCCACCTTGTTCAATACTATCTTCATCGTTAGCATCAAGGTGTAATACTAATCCTTGTGTTGCATCTGCATCTGCTGCTGCTGCTGCATCTTGATGAAATAATTTTTTACCTAAAGACATATTACAAATTTATTTCGTAGTTAAAAACATCTATTTTTTTAGTTAGTGCTTTTATCTCGCTTTCTTTTGTATCTACTGAACTTCTTATATTATCTCTTTCTGTTTCTATATCATCAGGTATTGCAGTACCTTTTTCTGCTTTTCTTGTTACATACCAATCAGTAGAACTTAATTTATTGTAAGCTACACTTTTTAATTCTTCTATCTTTTTTGCCTTAAGCTGTGCAAGTGTTTCGCTAAATGTTTTAGTTTTTACATCATAAATAAATACTGTTCTTTTTTCACCTGCTTCATTTTCATAATCATCTATGGTATGTAGGTTTGATATGTATTGTGTTTTACTATCATAACTTGGTGTTATGATATCATAGAAACCATAAGACTCTAAAATACTACTATCTTTTTTATCAAAGTTTAAATATGCTTTACCATCAGCCTCAAACTCTGTTGGTAGTTTAGGATATTTAATTATTTTTCCGTTTACTATTCTTGCTTTCATATTATGGTTTTACTTGTGTTGCAAATGTGTTAATTGAATAATGTACTAAAGCTGCTGAATCATCATCGTCAATACATACAACTTGTATTACATTTGTTGTGGATGTATCTAAAGAAGCAGATCCTACCTTTCTTATAGTAGCACTTGTAAAATTTGTAGCTAAAGTTATATCAGCACTACTCAAAGTACCACTCATAACAATATCTACTACTTGTCCTAGTTTTAGATTCTGCAGAGTAAGTGTGGCTGTTGCTATGTTACCAGTAAGTAAAAACGTAGTTGCTGCTGAACAGTCTAGGTTTTGATTACCTGTAGCTGTACTAGTAGCCTTTGCTGTGTATCTGTTTTCTAATTTGTCGTGAGTTACAGCATCATTTGCAACCATAGCAGTAGCTACCGAACCTGAATCACCAGTTCCTACAAGTGTACCTGTAAGTGTAGGTAGTGTAAGTACAGCACTACTAGCTGCTGAGTGTGGTTGTGCTTGTAAAGTTTGTGCGTGTGCATTACTAGATTCACAATAGAATTTTACTTTTGATACAGCACCAGTACCTGTTTTTATATCTATTTGACCATCTTGTAATACTACACCACCTGAAGTACCGTTACCAGCAGCAGTTACATTACCACTGGTAGTTACTGTTCCTGTTACACCTAAAGCTGAACCAGTAAAAGTTAAGTTAGCTTCTGCATTACCATTTGTACTATCTACAGAAGTAACTACTCTATTATCACCTTGATTAGCTACTGCATAACTACTACCTGTAGCAGTAAGTTGTCCACTTGATGCACTAAGACCTGAACCCGCCATAGCTGTAGCTAAATCTGCTATTGACTCTTTTCTTGTGCCATTTGAATCATTGGCATCTATAATAGCAATACTATCAGCAGATACGTCTACTGCTGCTGCTGCTAAATTATTCATATCTAAAGTAAGTGTAGCATCTCCACTATCTACTCCACCAGCTAAACCTGAATTTGCTGCTGTATTAATATCTGTGATATCTGCTGCTACAGATAAATCTATT